GTGACAATCCCAGTTACGGGGACTGTTCGCCTTACGGTTACTGCTCACGGCTTTGCCGTTGCGGATTCTGGATTAGCCACGATTGCTGGCCTTGATGCGTCGTTTAACGGTAGCTTTGTGCTTACCTATTCTGGAGTAGATACGTTGGACTACACGATTGCTGGGGTAACAACCCCGCCCACTGACGTTACAGGGACGTTGTCCCAAATGGCTATCAATGACAATGCCAACGCCAATGTCAGGGCTTCCTGCTTGTTCAGCGATCCAAACGACAGCAACAAGGAGTATGTGATTATTGCTCTTGATACAGTGGCCAAGAAGATCGACTTGGATGGGTATGCCATTACTGACATTCCGTATCCCGCTGGAGAAGCCCTTGGTAGCGACACTGACATGATCCAGTTGTTCGACAAGGTAATGCTGTTCCGTGACGGGCAACAAGCCTTGGAGTGGTATCCAAATGGACGGCCAATTATTTCGGCAAGCTCCAATGGAACCGCTAGTCCAAATACCGTGGTAACGGTAAATGTCCGCGAACATGGGTTGGTAGTTGGAACATCAATCACAATCGCTGGACTTACTGGTGGAACTCCTCCAAACGGGACATATGTAGTTGCCACTGTAACGGGTCAAGACACATTTACGTTCCTAGCTGCAAGTATTTCGACAAGCACGACATTTGTTGCCACGGTTGCTACCGTCACTGACGGATTCACTTTGTCTCCGGGTGGAGCATATACCCAGCCTCAGACATTTAATATTACAGAAAGAGACGTGGACGTTGCAAACGGCGTAGTAACTGCCACTGTGGCTGGAAATACTACGATTAAAGCGGGTGATATCATTATTGTTCGCCAAGCAACAACCGTTGATTTTGCCGAAATGGTCGGCAAAGAATACCAAGTCACGGAAGCGACAACGACAACTATTAAATGGTACGCACCTGTAGGCAATTACAACGTAAATACTACTGGTGACACATTTGAATTTGGAGGCAGATTCAGCGTAGGTGGTGGGTTCATGCACCAACCCGGCGCACCTTGGGGTATCCACTTCCAACGTAGATTGTGGGTTCCGTTTTACTACGATCAGTCTGGAACATTTGACACGCCAACATACACAAGTCGAAAGATTACTGATGAAATATCCGTATCAGACATTCTAGATACGACTACGTTCGACCAAATCGAGAACCAATTCCGTGTCAGTGGTGGAACTGCGGACTATGTGGTGGGGATGCACGGGTTTTATGACGATGGATTGGTTGTCTTGAATAGGAACAGCCTTCATCTTGTCAAAGGGACGCTTGGAAGCCTTCTAGACGTCACCGTCAAGGAACTCACCTCTGAGATTGGTTGCCTAGCCCGCAAATCTGTGGTGATGCGCGGCAATGCCATGCTGTTTTTGTCTGATGATGGTGTGTATGGGGTTGAATTCCTCAATGACTACAATCTACGAGGGACCGAAGAGCCGCTGTCTAAGAACATTCAGCCATACATTGACAGGATCAACGCTGATTACTCAGACAGGGCAGTAGGTATCTTGTTTGAGAACAGGTATTACCTTGCCGTCCCACTTGATTCTGTGCCGGGGGCTGGTGATTCTTACGGCAACAACGCAATTTTGGTGTATAACTTCCTTAATAAAGGGTGGGAATCACTGGATACCTTTGGTGATTCTCGATTCTTGATTAAAGACTTCGTGATCGGCAGCGCAAGCGAAAGAAACAACATCTATGCGGTAACCTCTAATGGTGGGTTGCACCAAATTGAAGCGTTTGAAAGCTCCAATGACACGTTGAACGTGGACAACTCTGCGGCTATTGTGTCTCCGACAATCAATGCCTCTCTTACCACTAGGGGGTATGACCTTGGGACGATGGAGCGCAAGCGGTTTACTGATGCACAGATCAATATCCAGTCTCTTCCGGGCCAGAACTCGGAATACAACATTGCCTTTGCTGCTGAAGATCCAGATGACGCTCAAACCATAGGCACAACTACTACTTTGCTTGGTGGATTGCTTACCCCTAGCACGGCCACTGAGGCAGAAACAGCAAGTATCCGGTGCAGGTTAGGTGGTATCAGGGGCTTTACCGGAACAATGATCTTGACAAGGACCGTAGGATCACCAAAGATCAATTCTATCAAGGTGGCTGGTTCTGTCACCAACAGACAAATCATTTCACAGAGATAAAGTATGGGCGCAATTGATACGAATTACACTTTCACGGCTACTGACGTAATCACTAGCACGAAGATGAACAACATCCTCGATCAAAGCACAATTACGGCTACTGCTGTTTTCAATAACACCCTTGATGTTGCGAGCGGCAAACTGCTTGTTGCTGCTGGTGGGATTACCTCAAATGAAATTGCCGCAAATGCAGTAGTAACGGTGGGGATTCTTGATGGGGCTGTCACTGCAAGCAAATTGGCGGCAGGAGCAGCAATCCCGGCTGGAGCAGTCATGCCGTTTGCAATGAACTCCGTTCCGTCGGGATGGTTGGGGGCTGATGGCACTGCGGTATCTCGTTCAACTTATGCAGCTTTGTTTGCGGCAATATCTACACTTTACGGGGTGGGAGATGGGTCAACAACATTCAATCTTCCAGATTTACGCGGATACTTTGTTCGTGGATCTGGTACAAATGGTGACGGAACGGCATCTGGTGCATTTGGTGAGAAGCAAGCAGACGAATTAAAAAGTCATACTCATACAATGTATATTCATCCGGCAACAGCTAATGGAAGTTCCAGTAATGCAGCAAGATTTAATGATATTGGCACTGGTTCTAGCACCACTCAAGCAACAGGCGGAACTGAAACTCGCCCCAAAAACATCGCCATGCTTTATTGTATTAAGCAATGATGAACAAGCACTTAGAAGGAGCAACAGAAATATATGGCGAAGACTTTCACAAACTTTTGTATTGGCACTTATGCTTTGGCGTTGTCGTTTCTGATGCCGATAGTTTTGCTATGTGCTTCTACTCGCAAGAAGAATCTCCAGAGCAAGCTTGTGAAATTCACCATTCCAACACACTCTTTTTCACCATATGCGTTGGTGACATGCGGAAAGCTCTTAGAAAGTTCCGCGATGACTTTAAATACATCTCATTCAGGCGTGAGTTTAAGAATTCACCTCGCGTGAGAATCTACAACATGCAACAATTTTACTCGAAACTTAAATAAAATCATGGGCAGTCTATTCAAGAAACCTAAAGTACCTAAGCCAGTAGACCCACTGGACATTGCTGGTCAACAATCAGGCAAATTGCTTGGTTATTATGGGGCCGAGGTTCCTAAATGGTTGCAACTGCAAGAGGATCTCGGCCCACAGTTTATGGCCCAAATGTTTGGGCAGACCGGACAATTCCTTGGCGGCGTTGGTGGTCAACCCGGACTGGAGGCATTACAGCTTTCGACAGGTCAACGGGCGGGAGAGACACTAGGTCAGCTTCGTGCGGGAGAAATTGGACAAATGACCGGGCAAACTGGTCTTGCGCGAGGATTGATGGAGGCAATGTCTCCAGAACAAGCTGCCGTCGTTCAAGGATTTGCATCTGAGGCGGAAAGGGCTAGGGCATCTGCACAAGGTGTGACCCCAGAAGAACGCCGAGGATACGAGCAACAGTCGCGTGAGGGCTTCCAAGCCGCAGGTAGACTTGGTGGCAATCGGAGCATCGTCAGCGAGGCAATGGGGCGTGAGGACGTTATGGCTCGTAAACGGGCCGAAGCCGCGCAGGCAGGTGGTCGCGCCTATGACGCAGCACAGGGCTTCTACACCACTCCCGGATTGAACTTGTTGGGGCAATCCCCACTTTCGTATCAAGCAGGTCAGAACACGCTTGGGATGGCACTTACGGGAGGTCCAGCGTCTTCTGGTGAATTCGACTATAACGCCCCACTTGGATTTGCTGGACAACGAGCCTCCTCGATGGATGCTTATAACATGGCTAAGTTTCAAGCTGATCAGCAACGCAAAGCGCAAACAATGGGCCTCATCACAAAGGGAATCGGTCTTGCTGCAGCTCCATTTACTGGTGGGTTGTCGGCTGGACTTGGTCTTTCTGGACTCGCTGGAGGCGCAGCGGGTGCGACGGGGCTTAGCGGGATGGGACTCTCAGCGGGCATGGGGTTAAGCAGCCTGTTTGGAGGAATCCCAAAGGCTACCTCGGTTTATTAACTTTATATAATTAGAATCATGGCACTTACAGGTGGGAATATTGGATTTACTGGGTATCAGCAACCAAATTATGCTGGTGCT